CAGAGGAACGTAACCACCACTCGCCAAGAACTTTTGGAATTGCTGATACGTCATCTTCTTTGCACGCTTATCGCCTATTGCCGTCGCAAGAATACCGAAAAGAAAAGCGTGCTCCACCACTCCATTAGCGTCGGTAAACTTATTGAGGTCAACGCCCGACGCAAGAAGAATAGCTTTATCCGCAGCAGTCAAGTACGAAGGACCAACCTGCGTAGCAACGAAAACGAGCTCGTGACTACGCAGAATTGCTAACATGTCTTGTATTTGAGCGAAATTGAAAATCATTTTGCTTCCCGTTTCTTGATTTCATCCTCGGTTGCGCGCTTTATGTACTTGATTACTGCTGCAACCGCATCGGACATATAACGATTCCCCTCCCTCAAGAAGACCCCCTCGTATTGGTTGACCGCTGGAATGGGGGAAGGAATACGCTTATGCTCGTGTATGTGAACCTTGTGAGCCATTACTTCTTTTTCTCAACATCAAAATCTAATCCGTTGAGCCAATAAGCAGCCTGATCTTTGCTATAGAATTCCTTCTTTTCATTCTCACCATTACCTATCCAATGAATCCTAATTTTTACATTTCCTCTGGAATCGGAAGCAACACTTGTTATTCTACCGCCCCTATGACGACGACCGCCAAATGTATCTACAACATAAAAATTGTTCTTTTTAGAATTAACAAGTTTAGCAAAACTATCAAAATTTTTTGAAGTTACCTTACCGCCAATTTCATAATCAAATTCTTTCTTTGCCTCTTCTTCAGCATCGCGCTTGCTTCTGGTAAGGTCTTTAGAATCGGTACGGAGCCACCCCATCTTCTTGGCGGTTCCTTCGGGAACTTGGTCACCAGCAAAGATACCCAGCCTGTGACCATCGTAATGAACATCCCAATTACCCTTGGGAGTGCGCATCACTTCTACCTTACTCATATCGGTGTACTTGGAATTGAAGGTTGTTAAATATTCCTTCATAGCATTTACACCCTTTAACGCTCCAAGCGCAGGATGATTAGGGGAAATGGTGATGCGATCTTCCTTCTTCCCCTGCCCTGCAGCAGGAGCGGCACCGACCGACGGAGCGCCCGTCTTTTTGATGACGCGCCAGTCGTATTTTCCGGACGGGAGCTGTGTCCAAACCCACTTGCCATTAGGATGGATGTCACCGACCTTATGAGCCTTCTCAAGCTCATTACCTGTAAAACCGATTTCACAGGCTTTCTGTATCTGTTCCGCTACTGCTGCGCGGTGTTGATTGAGTTCTTCAAACATGACTTTTATTATTTAAAATCGGAATAAGGTAAACCGCTGAGACCATCAGCATACGGCTTCACAATATCTTTCCACTCGTCCTCCGTAATATTGTAATGACGAATATAGAATGTCAGCTTATCGGTAATGGCATCCTGCTTGCTGGGATCATTCCAATCATCATCTGTAAATTTGTCAAACTTCTTGAGCTCAGTACGAATCTTCTCTTTAGCAATAGGAACAACCTTCTCATGAGGAGCGTAATCGGTGTAAACAAGATCCAGACCAGGATACTTTTTAGCAATAGCACGGAATTCATCTTCCGACATATCGTATTTCTTCACAACGGAACGAATTTTACTGAAGAGTTCCGCATTCTTATCAGCGTCGTTCCAATCGTCATTATCCCAATCATCAAGAGGATCGAGAATATCGGTGAGTTCCTTTGAAGCGCTATTGCCACCCTTCTTCTTGGCATCTCCAGATTGCCCTTTTATACGATCAATCTCAAGTTTCAACAAATGACTAACCAAGTTGTTTGCTTCCTTCAAAGAAATGCCGTAATTTTGAGCAATGTCTTCTGCCTCGGTAAAGTCACCACCTTCAAGATATTCGCTTATAACTTCTACAGCTTCATCTCCCTCATATCCAGATTGAGCGGTTTCATCTTTGAAGATTTTAAGCAATTCTTTTTGCTTCTTTTCATCAAAGCTGTTAAAAATCTCTTCTCCAGATTTTGTCTCGCTTTTCTTTTGATACGGTGTTTTCTTCTCTTCCTTCTTTTCACCGCCACCTCGATTCTCAAGTTCTTTCTTTGCAGCAGCCTTAACATCTGCAGGAGCCTTGGGATCCTGGGAAGCACGCTTCAATGCCTCATCGCTTGCGCCTTGAGCAGCGGACTCCATAGTTGCGGCAGAAGTCTTTTGCTCTTGTTCAGTCTTCTTGGAAGTTTTTACCGTCTTTTGTTCTTCCTCTTTTTTATGCCCGTAGGACTGCCCAACGCGATTGAGCCGACGGTTTTCCGCGTTATCCTCGTACACGCCCGTACGACCTTTTTCGATATCAATGTCGAACGCCTTACGCATTGCTTCGGCTTTCATTGCTCCAATACTGAATTCCATATCTCATTAAAATTTATATCCTACATTTACCATCACCGCGCCCGACTTATCGTAACGCATACCGCCTACACCAACCATCCACTTGCCGTTGATATCAACCCCAACTTGTATTTGCTGAAACTTGAAATCCGTCACGCCAGTGCCTATCATAACCCACGGTTGAATCAGTCTTTCCTTATAATAAGTTTCCGTGTTGGTAATGACCTTGGTTATAGGCTGTATAGTGCTGACTGCTTCCGTAATCTTGTTTTGATTAACTTTGGCCGCCACCTTAAACACACCAAGACTATCGCTGCTGAAATCTAAATCGTAATCACGCGTGGTATAATAATCAAGCCAAACAGCAAACAGCGCAGCGGTATCCGTCGGCTCCGGCACAGGAACATACACCGTATCCGGAGGAACTTCCTTGGCGGGGACGGGAACTTTCAACGTATCATGAACGGGATACGGAGCAGGCACGTAGGTTGTATCATGCTTAACCTCCGCTGGCTCCGGAATGTGAACGCTACGACGCCCCAGGAAGAACATCCCAAGGCAAATAGCGGCAATCAACGCGATAGCCGCAAACGTAGTCCACCGCGTTTCCCTATCCATCATTTTCATTGCGTTCTATACGCTTCTCATATTTGGATACCAACTCTTCAAGCTGGTGAATGCGCTCTTTGTACTCACTTTCTTTCCGTAGACTTTCCTCCTCAAAGCTGCGATATTGCTCCATCAACAGGTTGTACTTCTGGCGCTCTAACTCGCGTTGCTTGTCGTACTCTTCCCGCATGATATTCAACTCATTGCGAAAATTTTGCACTATCTCATTAGACAGCTTACGCTCGTTGTCGTACTCGCGCTTGAGACCATCGTAGCGCTCTTTCCACCACTCGTCCTTATTATTGATTTCCTTCTGGAGAATCTCGTAGCGCTGTTTCCAGAACTCATCCCCCTTGAGATTGGCGCTTGCTTCTGCTTCTTTGACTTCCTGATTATACTTACGACGGTCAAGAATACGCGCAATAATGGCATAACCGATACCGCCTGTGCCGAATAGCAGCGATATAACCGCAAAGAGGTTTTCTCCAAGCCACTTTCCCAGTGTCATTGCTTCTTGTTCCATATACCCTTTTACGTGTCTTGATTGTTAGTTATTATTGCTTATGCGTAATTTGACTGCTCGTACGCGCTTACGGTATTCTTCAGGATTATACCTACTGCGAAGACAGCGTACAATTTCGTCAGTGAAAATTTTAACCAATTCTGGGATATGTACGTTGTACGTTTCCCAATCCGATTCTATGTTCTTGTTACAAAGGTGAAAAATTGATTTGACGTTTGAGCTTACCTGATTGAAAAATCTGTACCAAGTTCGGTCGTCCGACTTGACGAACTGGAAATCGCGCCAAACAACGTCCGGCATTGCACGATCTATAGCATTACAAAGCTCATAAGCAAAGTCGCGTCCTATGGTTGAGCAATTTTTGTTTAGCGTCAAACCGCTTCCGCGCTGAGCATCTCGATAAAAGTCGAAGGCAATCGCGATGCCATAAGTACGGTGCTGTTTCCAGAAGTTTAGCAGATCGTACGAATATTCTTCTACAACTTCGATTTGACGTGCCCGTAGGGCAGAAGCAAGAGCAGCGGAAAACTTACGCGCCGCACTGTCACCCCGATTTACAGTCAGATAAACGATATTGCACATAGGACAATGATATTTTAGCCGTTGGTTTGAGTAAATTCAAACGTAGCAGAAATGACAAGATGTTTTCCTGTACCGCGCTGAAGGAATGACAAACCTAATATGAATCCCCAAATGTTTACACGAGCAAGAGAAACATAGGTTACAAATGGAGTAGAAGTGTGTTGAGAATTATACAAATCTACACTGTTTACCGTCACTTTCAAATAATTAAGACCAAGGCTTTGTAACTTGTTAAAAAGTTCTTGTTGTATAACTACCTGAGACTGGAAGAAAGCGCCAACTGTAACGCCTCCCGCAGGAGTATGTCCAACATAATGGAGCATTGGAGAAGCCATACTGAAGTCTGATTCAGTATTATTTTGAGGAGGAAGCACAGGGGCGAAGGATATTACAGGATAGTCCTTATAACCACTCCAATATGCGGATGTAATACGATACGGATTATTAGGATCTGTAGGATCGTATTGGAAGAATCCACCGTTCTCTCCAGCAATCATACAAAATCCAATAGAAAGATTGTTCAATATGTAAGTCGCTACTTGTTCTCCCGCTGGCCAAAGGACATTAACATCCAAACGACAAATATCTGTTTGCTGAACACCCACTGCTAATTTACGTTCGGTGACAGCATTATCAAGTATTTGAGCAGTATTGATATTCTTTGCTAACCAAAGGAGCTTCTTAATAGCAGTCAAAATATTGTCTGTATTAGCAATATCTCCAGGATTTGACGTAGGAGGAACAAAGGTTTGACCACTTACCTGAATCCCATCTCCTGTGTTATGATTCGTTGCGTACTTTGAAAGTTTACTAATAGCAGTAGAGACACTATCGTTATTATTTACAGGAGTGGCAGTAGAAGCAGGAGCGTAATTGGCGGGCATCGCAATCCCATCCGCCTTCTTGAACTTATTTATCCAGCGATGAATCTTAACCACAATTCCGCTCAACGTATCTCCCTGAGCAATGTCCGCTGTAACTCCGTCGGTGGGAGCAATAGGAAGTTCCTTACTGTAGATTTGAGCAGGAGAGGTTGCTTGATTGATATTCTGCCCAACTGTTTCTACGGCTTGCTGAGCGGTTTGAGTCATGTTCACAATCGCTTGATTATTGAGAGTCTTATACTCTTCCAACGCAGCATGAGAAGCGACACCGCCCGTAGTATCAAAATACGACTTCAGCTTATTATAGAAATTGAGGAAGAATCCTCCATTCCAACTGATATCGTTGCCCGTAACCGTGCTGAGCAGCGAAGAAAGACGGAATTTACGCAGCGTCTTGATATTGCCTCGCTTTTGTTCTCCCAGCACGTAATCAACGTCGGAATCCCCCGTATTCATGACAGGAGTGGTTTCCGAGAAGGAGAATGTCAGCTTATTGGTAGTTGCGTCGTAAACACCCGTCACGTCGTCAATGATAAGGTTCTCACTGGTGATATTGTACATAATATGCGTACCAAGATCATCGACCACAGGAACTCCGTTATTGTTTACATACTGGACTTTGGTAGCGGTGATTGTGAGAGCAAGCGCATTGCTACGGTCGGTTATCTTAAACCACTGTCCTTGAGTCAACCCCTGACCACTGGCTCGCGATACCAGAGCCGAATACGTTATTGGTGTAATGGTTTGAGGCTGGAGAACCGTCCAAGCGTTCAAACCGACGTCAAATGTTTTATGGACATTAGACGAAGTGTCGTACCATATGAGAGCCTTATTGGTAGGTGCGGTTGTACCTACATACAATCCCGCAACCTGACCTAAATTTTTACTACTTTCTGCCATGGTGTATAAAATTATTTTTCTTCTTCAATGATGAAACTTTCTATCGCCTTGGAGAGTCGCTGGGCGTAATCGCCTTTCATCGCTAATTTTCCGTTCTCGTCTTCTTCGTAAGCGTTGAAAGGATTTTCCTCCTCAACGTCTTCGCTCTCTCCTGCCTCCTCGTAAGCGTCGAAAGGATTCTCTTCCACGGGAGCGCCCATACCGCCTTCGCCCATCATACCGCCTTGCATAGCTGCCGCATTCTTGCTTTGAACGTAGGTAGAGTTGAGAACAATATCCCCGTCCTCCAGCGGTTTGAGATCGTACTTTTCGCGGATTTCATTGAGCGTCTGGAAATTCTGAATCTTCTTGATATCGAGGTCAAGTTCCTCGGAGATAGTCATACCATTCAAGCCCATAAACACGAACTCAAAGTCCGGATTGATTTGCTCGACGATATACTTGTTGATTTTACGCTGGATGAATTTCAGCAGCGGATAAAGTCCCTTATCCTTGCTATGCTGGAGACGATCGGCTTGGTTAGCTTCGTTGAGACCTCCCGCGTTTTGTCCACGCGAAATATCCCATCCGATTTCAATAGGATCAATGTTGTAAATAGCACAT